TTAAAAGGCTATTGTGATGCCTCCTTCATTCGTGTAAAGACTGCTAAGCCCAGCCATAGGGACTATAAATACTTTTTTGAAAGGGTAGCGTGATTCTATTTCTTTCTTTAGATATTCTGCTTTTTCACTGGCATAACAATGTGATATTCCCAGAATTTTATCTTCAAAATTGTCGCCCATTTCTCCGATTAATTCTACAAGTCTACGAAGAGATTTTTTCTCACTTCTCACATTTTCGATAAGCTCAACTTCGCCTTCAGGACTAGAGCATAGTATAGGACGGATATTTAGGACATTTGCAATCATACCTTTTAGCTTAGACACCCTGCCATTTTTTATCATAGTATCAAGACTTCCTAGCTGGAATTGTAGCCGCTCAAAATTTTTGGCAAAAAGTCTCAAGATTTTTGGCAAAAACATTATTGGTTTTAGGAAGTAATTCAGAGGGTAAGCGTATCGGCTCACCCTCTTTGTTTTTGTCCTACATATTACCTTCTTCTTGAGTAACTAGATGCTCAGCCACAGGTATTTGATAATCTTCCGGGAGAGTGTCTAGTTCTCTTCGTCCTCCCTTAACCAGTATAGCATAAGCTTTCACTAAATAGTCCTTAACCATTATTCACACCTCCTTCCAGTGCCTCAACCTTAGCTTTTAAGGCCTCTTTTTCGGCTTTTACATTCTCTAACTCTTCCCCTATAGCCACTATGGCCTCATAGACATCTAATAAGGGCTCTATGCTTCTTTGTTCCCTCTCTGCTCTTATTTGAGAGAGGGGTTTCTCATTAAAAATTCTCATTATTCAAAAGCACCCCCAAATCCTCTGATTGAGACCTCTCCTTGATATTCAGGAGTTTTGATAATCTCAAATCTAATATTAACACCCCAGTTAGTAGCAGTCTTGTCTTCATTAGTGAAATTGTAGTGTCTATTGATCATGACTTGGGCCGTGAGGTCTTCCCATGTAGGCTCATCGTCAAAAGCATTGTTACAAGCTTCCACTTTTATTGTAGCTCCCTCAATAGTCCATGTAGGCGTCACTAAAACCTTAGTGGCTCTCACATCTGTGGAAAAAGGCTGCTTCAGTTCAAATAAAATGGTAGTTTCTTGCTTTTCAAAAGTGTAAGTCCTAACAGATGTAGCAGCGTTTGAGTCAACGGCTTCCACTTTCAGAGTATGAGTTCCATTTGGAAGCATCAACCAATCTTCTTTGGACAATACAATTGTGTTAGAAGCTCCAAGGACAGCAGGGAAGGTCTTTATCACTTTATTGTTGATTTTTTCAGTGATTACAACGGCGTCTCCTTCGGAATCTGCAACCGTGTAACTTTTTGACATCGGCCCATCTGCAAGCCCTAGATTTTCATCAACTCCTGATATTAAGGGAGCTGAGTTAACTCTCTTGAATGTGAACGTTCTGTAGGCTACTCCATTGCTTGGGTCTCTCGCTTCGATAGTGATTGTATTATTCGACGACAGGGGCAACGAGAGAATATCTTCATCTGTAAAAGTAAGCAAGATATCTTGATTCTTAGGGGCATTATTGATGGTTTTAATAGTGTTCCCGTTAAGCTTTTCTATAACTGTTACAGCATCATTGTCAGCATCATTAACCCTGTAAGCAATGGTAAAGCCAAGATTCTTGTCTCCAAGACTGCTGTCGCTTCCTGATATGGTAGGAGCTGAGTTAACCCTTCTGAAGGTGAACGTTCTTAATGCACTTCCACCTTTTCCGTCTGTGACTTCAATCGTTACAGTGTGAGTCCCAAGGGCGACGCTTCCGATGTTAATATTTATAGTGTAATTGAAGTTTCTTTGGGCGTTGTTTACCGTTCTTATCACTGTGCCATTGAGTTTCTCAACAACCGTCAAAGTGTCTCCTGCATCCGTATCGTTTACTTGATATGTGATGCTGAAGTTTGTATTTTTATCTCCTAAACTTCTGTCACTATCAGAGATCAGAGGGGCAGTGTTCAGAACTTCAAGGACGGGACGCCAACCGAGGTTGCCGCCGCGACCCGAGGCACCACCGTAGCCCCAGTGACGAGCCGAATTGCAACCGCGGACGGCACGGCCAGCGGAGCCACCTGTCCAAGTCTCTTGGCACCAAGAATATATCCCAAACCAGTTCCAAAATTGATTATGAGCACTGTCTCTATCCGTAGTGTTTAAGGTAGTGTCCAGGTCAGTCGATACAGGTACCGGAAGACCTGAGGTAACTTCTTCTCTTACAATGTGCCTATCCCATTCGTTGTTAGTAGGAGAGCCTCCCGAGTAAGAATCCGTTCCATTTCTGTAGTTAGAACCTCCCGTAAGTAACCTTATAAGGTACTGTTGGCCATCTATAGTTATCGTTTTACCCGATACTAAGCTTTGTCCGTCCAGGTCATCCCGACTCACATTCGCCAGTATGTTTCTGTCACAGATAAGAAGGGTTTTTGACCCATCTTTTATTTTATGCCACCTCAATTTTTGAGCAGCTATTGCCGGAGTATTTCCGATTACCCATTTTGACATATCCGTAAGACCATTAAAATCCGGAGTGTCACCAACACCAACACCACTCACAGGTTCCGAGGATATTCTCCATGGTTTTGTCGGTCTATTTTGGATAACTCCATTTCTATAGAGTCCTCCGAGTTCAATTAAACCTTGATATTCTGCCAAATTTCATCTCTCCTTCCACTTCGATATAAGGGTAGTTCCTAAATATTTTCTTTGCTAAGTTGTAGCTGTTAGAATGCCTAGCATGGCCAAGCCAACTATTTACAGCCTGTTGTATGTCTTTTTCTTTTACTTCTTCATTTTTGAACTTTTCATCCATTGCTTTGATCCGTCTTTTCATAGCTCTTTTAGACTGATCTCTAAGCATTCTGTGAGTAGTCCATATCTTAAAGCCATAAGCGTTGACCCCTTGAGCTATAGGAAATATCTTTGTTTTAGAGTTAGTCTCAAGGTCAAGTTTTTCATTTAGAAACCAAGTGATTTTATCAAGATATTCTTGAGCAAGTGCCTTCGTAGGAGTCACTATAATCACATCGTCCATATACCTTGTATAATATTTAACCTTAAGATACCTTTTGCAATATTGGTCAAGCTCGTTGAGATAGATGTTTGCGAAATCCTGAGAAGTCACATTTCCTAAAGGGATTCCTTTTTCTCCTTCAGGGCTTGAGTCAATGATTTCTTCAAGTATCCATATCATGTCAGGGTCTGTTATTTTCTTCCTGAGCAGCCTTTTTAAAATGTCTCTATTTATGGAATAGAAGAATTTTTTGACATCCATTTTGAGAATCCAGCCATCTCCGTGCTTCCATTTACAGACCCTCATATCATGCTGCACATTATCTACTGCTTTATGAGTTCCTTTGCCTTTCAAGCAAGCAAATGAAGTCTTTATAAATACAGGCTCATATACTTCTTGTAGTGCGTTGTGGACTGCAAACTGTATTATCTTATCTTTTATCTTCGGAGCACTCACCATCCTTTCTTTAGGCTCATATACTTTAAATTGAATATACTCACCCATTTTGTATTGCCTGTTTCTAAGTTCTTTCCAAATCTCCAAGAGATTTCTCTCCCTACACATATCAAATAAAATTGAGTCTTTCCTGAATTTCTTACATCCTTGCTGTGTTTGTTTGTAGCTGTATCTTATATTTTCAAAGTCGCAAACCTGTTGATATAATTGATTCGTCATTTTGGCATCCTTTCTTTGGCTTGGCAAGCATGACTTGTTCATGTGTTTACACCTTGAAGGTGAAGGATTAACTCTCCCTTGAAGTTCATTCAAGGAATCGCCGATGAAGTCGTAACCGCATCGGTCATAATTACTTACAAGGCGGGACGCCAACCGATGTTGTCGTTGCGATTCGAGGCATCATTGTTGTTCCAGTGACGAGCCGAATTGTAACCGCGGATGGCACGGTTAGCGGTCCAAATAGAGTTAACCCTGTTTTAGTTTATTTCTTTACGCTGTGAGATTTTATCATTCCACCAGTAATTCGCCCAAGCTCAGATATTTTTTCTTGAAGCTCAAGAGCTTTCTTCTCTGTAATATACTTCTGACTTCTTGCCACGCCAACCAACACAAGAAGCAGTTTTAAATCACCATCGACCATATAAAGATATTGAATTTTCTTGTCGCCTTTCATAGAGTTGTATACCATGATGTTTTTTATTACTCTATAACAAGCTTGTCTCAGCTCTTGAGACAAGCTAAACTTTTCAGCCTTTGGAAAATTTTTAAGCAAAGGGTAGAGTGTATTGTTTAGGAATATTTCAGCTTTTTTCTGTAGTATCAAGGGCTGCATCGTATAGACAAATCTCCTTTCGTGCTCTTTTTAGCAATTCGATATCTCCTATAAAGTCGCATCCATAGTCAGTTACTTTTAAAGTTGCTACATTCCCTGATATAACCATTCTGCCTTTTATGATTAGTTCGTCATCCTTAGATTCTGTGCTGCATTCTTCACACACCGGAAGCAATTCCTCAAATATAGTTGCGATGATGCAACTTAGCTCCCTTTTTGTGCAAGCTACTTTATACATAAATCTTTTTAGCTACCGGATCATAGATTCCATTGGATAACTCAATGTCATTAAGGTCTTCAAAATTCTCAAAGAATACGTTATTTGTCAGGTTGTTCAGTGAAGCGTTTTTAAGAATTGCTACTTCTGCCATTAAGGAGGCAATCTGATTCTCGTTTGTTTTGGTTTTTCCACTAGTTCTAAAGATTCCATCTTCGATGTTATTCATATTTCTCGCACTAATCGGAGTACCCTCCTGAATAACTTCACCAGTATCTATGTCTACTATATGGTCTTTCCAGTCGGTCTTATTGTATTCCACTTGCTTCAACCTCCATCTCCGTAAACTTGTATCTAAAGGCTACATAAAGCCCTTTAGTTTGAGGCTTATTAAAAGTCCTCTCTGCTTCAGCAACCACATCACCATCCTTGTCAACGAGTTTGACATTTCCCACATCTCCGTCCACAGAGTCATCAAAATAGACAAATATTTTGACAACATCTCCTTCGATGGATGTTTTGAAAATATCAATAGTCCCAGCAGTTCCATTTATTGTGTACTCTGCATGAGATATCGAGTCTATGAATCTACTTGCTTGTTTATTAAGTCCTATCTGTGTCAACGTCTTCAAAACAAATCATCTCCTTTCGTTTGAGTTATTCCACATAACGGATAATCAGGACCACCTGTATAGTTTTTGCTGAGTAGAGTATTGTTTGTTCCAAATACTTTTCCAATATTAACTCTACTTGGCCATTCCCCACAGATAACCATATTGCACAAGGGGTAATTTGAGACCTTCGTTTCAAAGTTTGACCTAATCATTATGTGTCCTTCTTCTTCTACTCCATAAGATGGCTTAGCGCTTGCAGGCTTAATCTTCATAATCTCAGCATCAATAACTGAAATGTCATTAACTCCTGATTCTAATCTAGATGATAAGTAGATAGTGAACTCAGCCCACCTTGCCTGGTCATGTATATAAAATGGTTCAATCCTCGATTTGTCATAACCTAGAGCTTTAAGAGCTAGAATCATTCCTTTGCTAGTCCCAGCTAGTTCAGCTATAATTTTTTTCATGGATAGCCTAGTCCTATAGCTTTCTACAGCCTCACCCTTGAGCCTTCTCATATCTCTGTCTTTGCCATGCTCATCAAGAAATCTTTCGCTTGCGCTTATAATCATAGACTCTTCCCGAACTCTGAAGATATCCTCTTTTGTCTGATCAAAAACTTTTCCCAGCACTTTGAATAATAAATAGAATTGATTCTTAGCTTTAGATATCCGCTTTAAAGGTCCATACAGCAGGTAGAACATGTAATCTTGAAATTTTTCAAACATGGCTACACCCTCTCAACCGTCACATTAAGCTCGCCTAAAATAATAACTTTGTCATTTTCTAGAATCACATCAGCTGATGGATTAATAATGCTGGATTTCTTGTAGGCTGCAATATCTTTTTTTAGAGCGTATACAAGGTCATCTCTATAGAGTTTGTTAAGTTCGCGGTTCTTGTCTATCTTCATCAAATCAATAATTATAGCTTCGCCTCTTTCTACTATTCCTTCATCGCTTGCGTCTGAAGCTATGTGTATCACCACATCGACATTTTGAATGTAAGTTTCTGAAGACTTTACTAGCAAATTATCATGAGGCGCTTTTATTTCATCTGCTTTTGCCTTCACTTTATCTAGCAGACTCTGCGTAGCTGCGCCAGCTGTAGAGGTGACTATGATATCTATAGTTCCTTGACCTCTTGGATGCATGTCATCTACTCTTACAAAAAGTACTCCCTCAACTGATTCGCATACATTCTTATACTTGCCTGCTATCGGCATCGTTGATAGCTCTGCCCATGAATTTAAAACTCTCTCTCTGAGACTTTCTATATCCTCGATGTCGCTACCCTCTTGAACTAGCCAGTCTTGATTATTCGTTATCCTGTCTATTCCTTCAATATGAGTGAGTGACCTTCTTATTTGTCCTGGAGGCACATTATATTTTGATCCTTCAGTTTCAGCTTCTACTAACACGTTTTGAGAAAGTAAGTCTTTTTGTAAAATGGTTTCTTCAACAGCTAGATATCTCAGCTCTTCGCCATTTATATCAAGTTCTGTTTTAAAGACTTCTCCTTTAGCTATCCTCACTGCTTCTCCAGCTACGTCTCTTTCAAGAGTTACATATCCTCTTGCCTTTGTTGGTTGCTTTCTCTTCTTTGAAAAATCAGCACTCTTTAGCTCTAACCAAGCCCCTTGAGCATGAGATATAAACATGTTGTTTAAAACTAATCTAAGAAGTTTTATTAGCTCAATTCTTATTTGTATTAGAATCATAATCAGGGTATAGAATATCCCTCCAGAGCTAAAATTAGTAATTACAAATCCTTCTTGGTTAAGTTCTTCTATTATCTTGTCCCTAGCTTCATTTCTATCTGGGACAGGGAGTATCTCGTCTAGTATCTTTTCATCTATCATTACACTATCACCACCTCAACTTTTACTCTGTCTAGCTCAATATCTAGGCTGTATTCTTTTGAATCACCATCAAATTTAAAAGCTACCTTTACCGAAATCTTATCTTCTGAAAATCCCAGATTAACAACTATCGTTTCGCTGTCTATTTCAGTACGCCTAGAAAGCTTAGTCTTTACTCTTTGAGCTATCTCAAGCCTTAATAAATCATCATCTTGCATCTGCACAAAGTCCATAAGTGACCAGCCATAAGTACTGTCATAGAAAAGCTCTCCCTCTTGCGATATAGCCTCTAGTCTTATGTCTTGAAATAAACAGTCTAAGTCATACGAAAGAGGGACGTCTCCACTAGCTGAAGCTGTCAATTGCCAGCGCCCATCGAGCTTTATATCAATATCATATAGCCCGGCCATCATACCACCTTCCCAACTATGTGGACATTGAGCTGTCCATAGAGTAGCAGTACTGCGGCAATGTCTCCATTTTCTAGCCTAACAAAAGACTTTACCTCAGGTATTTCAGGAAACTCGCTATTTATAGCCTTGTTTTCGTCAAGTATTTTGAGATTGTAGACGTAATGGTCAGCATTTTGAGAGACCTTGGTAATTTTTGCATAAACGCAAGAGGGTAGTTTTATATGCTGGTACTTAGCTTTTATACGCTTTTCTACAACACTATTAACCATTTGCTCCATCATAAGCATTCCTCCTTTGTTTAGAAATAAATTTGAGTTCTAATAAAGCCAGCATCATTTGTTGTAAAAACAATCTTTTTAGTTTCTGCTTCAGCTGTAAATCTGGGATGAATAACATTAATCTTTTGCGAGTGCTTTATAAACGGAACTGATAGGGTTTCTAGCTCCCACATATCATTTGCTCTATCTAGCTTTACAATATTAACTCCATATTCAAGAGTGTAAATCTTACTTTGCAAAGGCTTTTCGCCCCAATAAAAAGTCTTGTCTAGAAAGTAGAAATTCTCTTTGATTTTCCAGATAGAGTGTATCTCTTCGATAACTGATATCACATTCTTTTTAAATATTGGAACAGTCTTCTTTTTTTGATATGCCTTAGTTGATATCTTCATCTTTGAAATACCTGCTTTATTAAGACAGAATTTCAAGATTTCTTGAGGTGTTGCGTCTAAAAATGTATTATTGATATACGTCTCTTCAAGAAGCATCATATCGTCCTTAAGCACAATCTCATTAGAGTTAGTGGCATTGAATGGCCTAGCTACGTAACCTTCGAATACTGACTCTAGTTTCCCTTGGTACCCCAGTTCTATAGATGCAGCATCTTTTTTATTTATGGATAGTTTTTCATTAAATTGCTTAGTAAACTTTATCTTTGCCCAGTCAAAGTAGGATGATTTTGAAGAATATACCTCTACCTCCACGCCTTTATCTAGAGCATAGCTTCCTAGCTTCACATTAATTTCAGGGTAAAACAGTTCAATAGTTTCCAACAAATCACCTCGATTCTAGTAAGGCATTTCAACCATCTTGCTTTTGTACTTAGCTGTATTCGCGCTATCCGCAGCTGGAGATTTTTCAGTTTTATTCTTGATTTTAGGAGCCGTGCCTTTAGTTTTCTTAGTTGTGCTAGGTGCAGTTTTGCTAATAGCTGTAGCCTTGTTAGCTACGTTTTGACTAGCCACTTGAGTAGCAGTAATAACTGTAGTGATATACTCCCAAAATTCAATAACAACAGATAACTGCTCATTGTTATTTTGCTCTTTCGAAACTAGGTTCTTGAACAAAATCTTTGTAATCCCTCTAGTAGCAGTGTGTTCATTTACTATCTCGTATACCTCGGGTTTTGTTTGCCCTGGCTTTTTAAAAATATTTTGGATGATAGAAAGCTTTTGGTACTTACTAAGAAATGGTCCATCGTAGAGTATCAGCTCTACATTTATCTTGGCATCTTCGTAACCTATAGCTTGCTTAGGCTTAGTGGTTCTGCCTTCCACCTCTTGTTCTTCAATCAGCGCATCGGATTTAATCTCAAGGCTTTTGAAGACGCCCGGGAGTATGACGCCTCCAATCTTCATAGTGCTTTCATCAATATAAATCAAACTCATCACTCCCTATGCAAATTCAAGTTCTGGAGTTCCTCCATCCTCAGAGTCTCCGTTACCGTTGTTGTAGTCCTCAATTTCCTTGACAAGCTTAAGTAAAGCAGGTAAATCCTTAAGCTTGCTTATATCAACTTTTACTTCCAGCTTCTGGATTATTGTCGTCTTGCCTTTTTCTTTTGTCGTAGAGCTTTTGAAAGTGCTCTCTTTGCTAAGTTCTTTTAGGCTTACTCTTTTTATTTCGCTCTTAGAAATAGGGTTCTTGCCTTGGATTTTCTCTTCGTCAGATGCACCCTGCATTCCTAGATTCACTGCTGAAAATGCTTTTTCAGTTACTTTCGCTGGAAGGTTTTGCGTTTGAACCATTCCGCTAGTTATTGTTTCAAAGACTCTTCTTCCTGAAAGTGTAAGAGTAGAAAGGGGTCCTTCCTTAGCATCTGAAAATGGCAATAGTTTTCTAATCCTAGCAAGTCCTCCTTTTACCGCCTCTACAGGTACTGAGATTGCGCTCTTTATGCCTTCAGTAAATGTAGTTAGTATCTTAGCTCCGGAGGCTCTAAACCATTCATAAGAGTTTGTAATAGAATCCTTAATCCCTTGAATACCAGACGTAAAGCTAGCCTTGACGTTAGACCAGCCAGTTGAAATGCCATTCACAAATCCATTCCAAGTATTTGACATCCAAGCAGTCACAGAGTCCCAGTTCTGCTGCAGTAATATAATAGCTGCGATTAGTGCTATGATTCCAATAACTACCCACGTAATCGGATTTGCTAGTAGTGCAGCCGTGAATGACCACACCGAAGCTATAAGACCGGGTAGTGCTTGGACTCCCGTTACAATCGCTTGCTTAGCCATGCCAGCTAGCCCTATGACAAAACTTTTTGCAGATGCCGCTGAAGCTATCATTCTAGCTCCGAACACTTTGAGCCCATCGCCTGCGTACATCGTGACTATCTGAAGAGTTTCAAAGCCTCCCTTAAGCATCTTGACAGCACTCCACATGCTAGTGACTACAGTTGTAGTCTTTACTATTGCAACGCCTACACCGCCTATCACTGCCATTAAAACCCCGAGAACTGATAGCACTATTCCGACTGTTAAAACCGTATGCATTATCCCGCTGGCCAGCTCTTCATTTTCACTCACCCAAGAACTGACCTTCTCGACCACGCTGCCTGCCTTGTCCACGAATTCATTTACCGTAGGAAGTAGCAAGCCTCCGATTTGTTCTTTCATATTGCCTATTTTCTGAGATAGCACTTCGTAGCTCTCTCCGTCAGTTGCATTGATAGCATTCGCCATTCCAGTAGCTACATCTATTCCTTTGCCCATTTCAGTGTTTAATAAAGCCATGTTACTTTCAAGGTCTCCAGTTTTGTTGTAGAGCAAATCTACAAGCGCAACTGCTTCATCTGTTCCGAATGCCTTTTGAAGCTCCATCTTTTCAGCTGCATCCATAGTGTCACCAAATTTACCTCGAAGTTTTTCTAGTATTTCTGGCATAGATAAAAGCTGATTGTTTGCATCTGTGAAGCTAAGTCCTAGATCATCACCAGCTTTAGCCGCTGACCTTAAGAATGCTTTATATTTTGTACCAGCTTCGCTTCCTCCCATCGTAGCCTGAAGCATACCAAGGATAGAGAGCTGTTCTTCTAGTGGCACATTAGCACTAGTTGCAGAGCCTCCTAAAGTCTGAATCGATTGAGCCATTTTAGAACCATCAGTTTTAAACTGCTGGACTGACTTTGCAATTCCTGCCGAGAACATTTCCCCAAACTCCATATCACTAAGATTCTTATAGTAATCCTTGTAGATTCCATAACCAGTAGCAAACAAGCTAGTCATCTCAGCTATATTGGACTTCGTGGCCTTGGCCGTAATACCAGAAAACTCTGTGTAGGTAGCAACAGCTTCATCGTTTAGCGAAGCTATACCGGACTTAATATCATAGGCTGCTGTTATAAAATCAGCTTTAGTAGTACCTGCCCAGGTATCTGAGAACTTCTTGGCAGCTCCTTCTAGAGCTTCTAAATCCCTTACCCCAAGAGAAGATAGTTCTCCTAGAGCCTTGCTAGTTCCAAACGTTGCTTCTACTGGAGCGAGTAGGGCATTTGTGATTGTAGCGCCGGCAGCTGTCATAGCTACTCCAGTTTTAGTCATGCTTCCAAATGTTTGATTAAGGCTTTCTATCTTACTAGTGGTCCTGTCAACAGATGTATTTACTACAGCCATCGGGCCAGTTAGATTGTCAATCATATTCACAATCACACTTAGTCTAAAAATCGAATCTAAGCTCACACTTTTTTCCACCTCCTTGTTATAAATTGTTAATATGTGGTATATTTAAAAATAAGAAGAGGAGGTATTATCATGTTAATTGGTATTTTATTCGCATTCAAAGTACTTATATTTGCTCTATGTCTTGGCGTGGTAATTGCCGTCCTAATTTATATCCCTTTATTCTTATACGCTTTACCATATTCTTTCTGGGTAGGCTCTCAGCTCACCGTAGGCAAGCACAAAGATAAAGAAAAAGAGGGCTTCATCCGTACTATAAAAAACGCTACCACCTTATATAGATGCTGGATTACTAAAAAAGAACCGACCTTTTAAAAGAGGCCGGTTTTTTTATTCTGCGAATATATCCGATATAGCTCTAGCTATCACATCCTGTTCTAACTTCTGGATATGTCTTGCTTTTGCTAGAGCATCAATAAACTCATCCATGTTCATTTCTCCGATAGTTTTCTTTAGAAGAGCAGGAGGTAAGTATCTTCTGATTTCAAGCGAACCGGCTTCGATGAAATCATTGCTTATCTCTTGGAGTCGCTCGTCTAAAGCATCTTTAAATTTATATCTTTAGATAACCCCAGCATACTAAGAAGTTTTTCTCCTATATTAAGAGCTAGCGCTGGATATTCTTCTAGTGCAGCGGCTATTTCAGCTTCTTGTTCTTCTACGATATTGTCCATAACAAAAGCCTTAAGAGCCTTAGTAGGGCTTTGAGAAGTAGTCTTTACGTATCTGTCATAAGATGAGACGGGCGGTTTTTTAAAGCAAAAATTCATATCTACAGTGGTATTGTCATCAGGATTTATAGATATAGAAACAAGATAGACCTTTCCGTATCTGTCCTTATAGCTTTCCATCTTATCTTTTGGTTTTGATTCTTCAGCATATGCATTAAATTCTTCCATTTTTATTTCCTCCAATTGTCATTTATTTTGAGAATAAGCATTAAACAGCTTTTACTCCATCTCTGGTGATTCCATGTACGATTATAAAATCCATATCAACCTTAAGATTTTTATCACCTTGAGCATTTTTACTACTAGTCTTCGTGAAGGTCACGCCCTCAAGCTCATCAATCTTTGTCTTTTGAGTTTGATTTGCATAGCTCACTATTAACTTTGGAATTACCAGTTTGTAGATAGGTAGTCCTCTTTTTTTACAGTAAGCTACCAAATCGTCAAAATCATCTCTAAGAAGACTTAACTTGCCCTCTGACTTATAGTTGCCTGTGCCGTAGCCTCTTGCTTTACTGCCTTTTCCATACACTAGCTCTTTTTCTAGCTCGTCATCGTATGATATTTCCTGGACTTCAATTTCGAGTCCTGGAAGCTTCACCGAAACATCTGACCAGTCATAGCTTTTGCCATTTATAATAGCCATCTTTCATCCCTCCTTACTGCTGATTTCTAAATGGATTTTCCATTCCTAAATCTATTTCGATTTCTCTAGCATGGCCTATTGGAACATATCTAATTATTACTCTTAACTTTTCAGTAACTAGAATATCTTGACCTTCAGGCACTATGATTCTAGCCATCGATATCTCCTTAGGAGTTTTTCTAGCCATATCGTCAAGAGGAGTCTGTATGAACTTAGCAATAGCTTCTAAGCTTCCTTGTACATCTTCCATGTCGATATCACTTTGAATCTCTTGCAGAGCTCTTTTTCTAGTCTCTTTTATGATCTTGTTCTTTACTCTGACATCTTCAGCGTATCTGTAATCAGAGCCATCAGGGCACATCATCCTAGCATTTGTAACATAAAAGCCTTCTATGCCTTCATACTTTCTAAAAGTCAGATACTTAGTCTCATCAAGTAGAGATAAGTAATCCTCAATTCCTCTTGGAAGCAGCTCCAGCATTTTATTTTCCGCAATATCAAAAGTCTTAACTTCTCCTATTGACTGCTGTACAGATGCTCTAGAATAAAGCCCACACACTATCCCAGCATTATTGATATCCTTTATAGTGCCATCCATTCTTGTATATAGAGACCTAGCTGTTACAATCTGGATGTCGTAATTCTGCAAGCCTTTTCTTTCTTCCACTAGATAAGCAGCGTACTCGTCTAGACTTTCGTCCTCCATGATTTTTCTAGCTTCTAGCACGAAGAATAAAGGTCTTTTGTACATGTTTACGAACTTCTCAGCTTCACTTGATAGAGCTGCCCATAGCGCCTTTGTAGATTCACCAACTATGTGGACGTATTCATAAGAATAATTAGTAGTCCTAAGCTTATCAACCGCAGTCAGCACGTCTAGATTAGTCATTTGAGGCGATAGAGTTTTAACTCTATATTCATCATTGACCTTAAAAGAATCTGGCTTATTTTCAGCATCCTCTGTGAACTTAAATGTAATACCTGTAGAAGGGATTGCAAGCTCACCATTTAGTGCAAGAGTCAGCTCATCAGAAAATGAATATCCTCCATCTACAGAGTATCTGAGCACGGCTTGGTTAAAGCCCCCAGCTCCAGTGAACTTCACTACTATTTCATATTCATTGTTTGGAAGTCCTAAAGCGCTACAGTTTCCAAGTCCTGTTCCTGTCTTTTGAACTTCTTCAACACTCCCAGCTACAGACGCAAGCACAGGAATGCAGTAAATCATACTTGAACCATTTTCTACCGAGTCCATGCAGGCATCAGCAAGAGGAGACAAACCTAGCTTTTCTTTTATTTTTTTAGCATCCATAGTCCCAGTGATTATAATAGGCACATCTGAGACAATAGGGGATACGCCTATTTTAAAATGAACGCCTTCTCCTTTTACCGTCTCAACACCTAGACCACCATCCGTGATTATGGTATTAACGTCTCTTAGCATCTTTCTTCACCTTCCTTCCACCCATAGGGCACTCTAGGAATTCTTTGAGAGCTATCTCATATTCATCCTCAGTTACAGCTTTGCCGCTTATCCAGCCTTGCAATGCCTTAACGCCTTCAAATATTTTCTCAGGAGTTTCGTTTTTCCTTCTAAGCTCTTCTATACTGAAAAGCTCAGATGGAGTATTGCTGGTAGATTTATTCGTCGCCATATGCGTCCTCCTTTTTTTCTATAGTTTGTTCCAAATCACTCATCAGAGCGTAGGCTGTATCTTTATAGAGGCCGCCCTTAAAAGTTACTAGAACTCGAACGGCCACTTTTGCTTTTAAAATATCATCGTTTTCATCTATCCACTGAGCTTCATCAAACTCAATGCCTGTATAGTTACCATCTATCAAAATACCTTGTTCTAAAAGGGCTATAAACTTTTCGAATATGCCTTCGCATTTGCTGTCATCGTATTCACCTATAACAACACCAAAACTCAAATCTCTATCAAAGATTTTGGTTCTCTTTCGCTTGTCGCCCCGTTCATCCTTATATATAGTTTTCGAGCCGCTTCGAACCAGCTTATCTTCTTCAAAGATTACAGCGCCTACATGACTTTCATTAGATCTAGTGAGAGTCTTCATGCTCGTATGAATCTTAGACTTTATTCCAGCATCCTTTAGCTTTTGAATCAAATACTTTTTGCATACTCCAATCATTTTTCTAGCCCTCCGATATCATATCTTCTAGAGTGTCTTTTATTTCCTTCATATCTTCATCCGATATTCCAAGAAATGGCCTTTTAGGAATCTTAATCGTGGCAGTAACTTCTCTTTTTCTTATCCATTTGTCTCCGATTTTGAATACGAGGCCTTTAGAAGTCTTAGCCCTTATAGTCACCCTTCGACCTTTTTCTCCAAATTGATGTGTCCTAGCATATATAACATTTGTCCCAACTGCAAATCCTGATTCAGTAGCTTTTGACTTGATTGAGTTTTTAAGACGTGACTTATTGGTAAGAGTGGTGCCGCCTTCAGTAGCAGCTCTATTTGATTTTTTCCACGCTGAGCCGTCTGGAGCTTCTTCATCCTTGAATCTCTTTTTCGTGGAGCTCCTAAGAGCCTCAGCAAGAGTAAGCCTTGACTTTTTAAGATCTACATCCTCAAGATGATGGAGTTTTTTCATTAGCTTTCTTACGTCACCATCAAGTCTTATGCTGTACATACTACATCCCCTTCATGCTGTTTCTTGAAAACAGCCTTTCGTTAGATGTCATGGCAAACCCACTACTCGCAGTTGTCTTTTGGTCTTGTATCCCTATATCAATCATTCCTTTTGCCACATTCTCTAAGAACCTAACAGCAGCTTTATATCGATTGAGATAGTTTTTTTCCTTTTCATTTTCATCTATGCCAGCTCTAGAAAATAAATTATATACAGCAATGTCTTTACTAAACTTATTGATTACCTTTGGTATAGCTGTAAAGGGGACGGGATATCTTTTCGCAAGATACCCGTCTATTTCACCATCAGCATCACTTATAGCCTCTTCGATTATAGGAACTATCTTGGCTTCTCTTTCAGCTTCATCCTCGATATACTCATCTCCGATAATCATATTAAGTGCATCAGGCTTTATCATTGCCCTTACTTCATCAGCAGTACAGTAGCTCATAAGCTATCATCCTTTACACGGTTTCTCCAGTAGAGCCAAAAGCCATCTGCCAGAAACCATAGCCTCCATTAGCTCTAGCATGTACTCCATACAGAAATTGCTTTCTCATGAACACATTTTCGTCAGTGTCATCAATCAAAGAGTCAAACTTAGGCGCTTTTCTTTTTTGGTAGATTATAGGACGAAGAGATTTCTTTGTGTGCAATAAGTACCAAGCACTGTCATTTCCTGATAGTTCAGGGGCAACAAGAAGCTCAGCAGTATCTTTATAGACATTTGTAGTTCCATTTATCTGATCTGCAAATAATATCTTTCTAGCTTCTCCTTCTAGTGCTGGAGGAACTACAAGAATGTTAGGAACTACTCTTAAGCTGTTTCCATGTTCATCTGTAATAGACATCATAGAACTTCTAGCTTCAGCATAAGAATCTATAGTTAGCTTTTTAGTACCTTTGTTGGAGATAGTCTTTTTGCCAACCTTGTGAGCATCTGAGAAAAATGGCAATCCATCATAACACTTGTTAGTAAAGCCATTCTTCAAAAGTCCAAACACTAAAGTATCAGGAAACTCAGCTGTAGATTGAGCCATGTCCTGAATTACAGGATTATAAACTCCGATTTTGTCATCCTCGATATCGTTTCTATCAACACCGATAGTAAGCTCAAAATCCTTGTTTTTGATTGTGTAATCAGCGCCAGAAAGATTTTGAATTTCTCTATCGCCTATCCACTCTCTCATTCTTGGAATCTTGCCTAGCCATTTGTAGTTTTCTTCTCCGGTTTCAGACGGAACCTCTGTAGCAATCTTGCCATAGAAGGTATCAGTCTCATTAAAAACCTTGTTGTAAATAGTCTTAAACCCCGTAGTAATGCCTGCTAATGCTTGTTGATTAACTAACATATCTCATTCCTCCTTAAAGAATCTCGACGATAACTTGATCGCTATCTAGTCTAATTATTTTGCCTGCCTTCGATGTTCCTACGGCTAGCATAGTTACAGTTTCATCATCAAAAATATAGCATTCTTTGAGAGAATCAGCCGCCGTAATAGGATTTGTAGCATCATTAGAGTACTTAAATACTCCTCTTCTTACTCTTACTGTCTTTGCACCGTTCGCATTGCCGGGGCCAGTATTGTCTACAAACTCCTCAGCTCTACCAGCTATCAAAAGCCCTTCAGCTTTTTTGCCTGGTACTGCAAATCCAGTAGCATCTAAAACTACTATAGAACCTTCAAAAATCTTGGTATTAGCTTTCACTGGAAGGATTAAGGTTTTCCCATCAGTTATTTCAACAGTGTTTCTTCCTGCTGTAAGTGCCATCTTATTTCACTTCCTTTCCATATTTTTCAAGGTCTTCACTCGATACACCTAGCATCTTGCATATCTTAAGTGTAGTCTCCTCTACATTTTTGCTTTTGCTATCATCGTCAAACTCCATTTCTCCCATAGGCACTGCCTTAGGAGCCATCTCCACAAACTTCTTAAATCCCTCACTGTCCTTTAGGGCATATTCTAAAGCCCAATCTTTCTGAGCTGGAGATATCTTGCCATTTTTAAGAGCAGTAGATACAAGCTCTTCACCGTCCTTTTTCTCAAGCTGGCTTTTCAGCTTATTAAACTCAGCAACTGGAACATAATCTACTGGATTTTTAAGCGCCATGATAGCTGCTGCTGCATCCTCAGTTTTCGCATCCTCTTTCAATCCAAGTAGCCCGCATATCACTTTGTTCGCAACTACCTCAGTAGCTCCTCCCTGCGCACTTTCTACATTAGACTTAACAGCTTGCATGATTTGTTCCTCGCTTGCTGATTCTTCCAGCCCTAAAAACTTAGCTAGTTGTTTCAAAAATTCCATATCCTCTAATCCTCCTTTTTCATATTCTTCAAGACCTGAAGCATTAACTATGGCATACATACCATCAATCGCAGGTGTGTTAGTAAGAGCAGCAGAGTGTAGAATCACTGCTTTTTGGTCTTTCTTTCTAACTAACACAACAGGTGAGAGGTATTTGTATTCCTTGTTTTTAAGATATTCAGACGCTTTCGGCGTCCATTCCACCTTGGCAGCTATAGCGCCATCTTCGATGAACAAATCCTTAATCCATCCTCCAGCTGGAGCTTGTACATCTTCTAAAGTCTGGTGCTCATAGTCAATCACTATATCTATGCCTCTGCTAGAAAATGTATTCTTTATCTTTTGAAAGCTTTCTTCATCTACTACAAAATCACCCTTTTGGCTCTTAACTAAACCTAGTGGAAGAAGCTTTACTTTGTCAGGTACTCCATCAATTTCCGAAGAGCTGATATTTAAAACTAATTTCTTTAACATAAAATCACCACTTTCGCCGTGTATAGATTTCGCTCCTAATAGCGTTATAACGCGTGATAACGGGGGTCAAATTTCCCTCTGATAGTTACGAGCCTTACTATCCTTAAAAACGAAAATACGGGCTTTAAAATCAAAATCCTTTAGATGCGCTATCTTCTCTTTTCGAAAAAGCCTTTTTAAGAGCTTCGGGATAGCCTGTCATATCCGGATTAAACACAGCCTTAGCAGGATTAGTAGCGAATTTCGGGTCAGGGGATATATTGATAAAGACCCCATTTACCTCTCCTCCTCTTGGTGGTTTATCCTCTATGCTCAATCCTCTTTCAACCACCTGCCTTTCTGATAAGGTATTTACTGAGCATCTGCACCTAAAACCATTTGGTGGATACCATGTATCCCATATAGGGTCATCAGCTCTATACACCTTGCCATCCATAGCTAAATGAGATGGCCTAGTCCTCCTATCATTAACTGCATCATATTGCCAGTAGGGCCTGTATTTCATTACCTCTTCAGATGTCATTTGCTTATAGTGTCCTACTTGATATGCCGTTTGGATGTTAGTGCGAAATATATTGTCAGCTTGAAAAGCAGTAAGACCTTTATATCCTTTGTTTTCTAGAAACTCGTTCATCTCACCTTTGAACTCATCCATAGTAGTTCCATTTTCTATGGACTTTAAAAGCTCATCTTGAAACTTCTTAAGAACTTGGGCTTTTGTATAGCCAGAAACTGTAAAGGCTAGAGAGCGGTACTCTTCAGCTATCTTATAAAACTCCGATGCCTTCATTGGCACTTTGCTTTTGAAATACTCTACAGCTTCTTCTATAGAAAAATCTTCAGTAAGCAGCTTAAATAGATCTTTCATTTTCTTTCATCCTTCCAAGCATGTCAGCATAGAACATAGACTTTTGTAACAGCTCTTCTAATTCAGATGCATCGAGCTCTTCGTAAAGCTTCTCTACAAAATCATCTGATTCAAACTGCTCCTTTATACCCTCTAGAGATTTCGCATCAGCTAAAAGCTGCCTTACAGGCTCAAATATTTTGTCAAAAATACTGAGACTTTGCTTAGTCGCTTCATCAGCTAGAGCATCGATATCGCTTTGATATTTCTTATTTAGCTGATTTAGGTCTGAATCTGTGCCCTTATTAGCTATCATAGATACATCATCTTTTAGCATCATCGGAGTAGGCGAGGTAGGGGTAGCTACTTCTTCAGAGTCTTCTGGTTTTGGTATACTAAACTTCTTATATATGTGATTCGTAGGGACTCTAAGCCCCATATCGCATATCAGACTTTTGTATATCTCAGCTGTCTTTTCTAAGTCTTCAGCTTCTTCGCAGTCGAATCGTATATAAGGAATCCTCTTTTCTTCTCCAAAATTAAAAAGTACAAGAGGTCTAATTAGGTCTCTTCTTAGTGTTGCCGCTATAGCCTTGGCATCTGCCACAGTAAGGTCATGCCTCACTTCGTCGTGAGTCTTAGACTGAGCGTAAGAGCCTCCTCCAGAGTCAGACGTTAAGGTCTGCCCTAAAACCGCCTTACTCATCTGCTCGTCACAGAACCTCGCAAGAGATTCATACACATTAATCGAGCTTGTCTTTGTGCTTTCTTTAAACTCTATCTCAGTGCCTTCAGGAATAATCCCGGCGGCGTCTGTTCCTATTTGAACTAGAGCTCTCATAAGTGCTAGCTTGTCATCCTCACTTGCTGATGGACTATACTTACCGAGCCTTAGAGGCATCCCAAACACCTCGCAAAAGCTTACCCAGTCCTTAAGGTCATAGTTCTTAAAAAGATACATCCATGCAAGCACTCTTAAAACTCCAGCCCTAGCTGGATGGCCTGACCTTGCCTTGTACCTATGGATGATAAACTTATTTTCAGGTAGCTGCATTCCATTTGGAAACTCTTTAGTAGTGATTTTAAGTACATCATCTTGGTCCCAGAAAAGCTTTTTCTGGTGCCTCCATTTGATATCATCAATCGTCACCTTAGCGCCATCGTAGGCCCATATGATTTCACTTATAGCTATTCCTTTGCCAACTGCATCAAGTAAATCCATAAGCACATCTTCAAAGCTCTCAAGGCTTTCTATTTCGCTCTTCACAAACTCAGCAACATCCTTGTCAAACTCATCATCTGAAAAAGGTATCACCTCAAAATCAAGTCCAGTTACAGCATTTTTTCTAGTCTGAAGCTGAGAAAATAAATGCGGGTCTTTTTCTTCCATTTCCTCGAACAGCTCCATCTGCCTTAGTACATCTCCAGAATCTGCTTCTCTAAAAATCTGAGCTAGTCTCACTGGAGTAAGGCCGTTTGACGGATAGGTAGAATACTTGTCATTAACTTGAGCTACTGCTACCTCTGCTGTATTAGGTTTTTTCCTAGAGGGCATTAAGCTATTAACTATCATGCTAAGTTTATTTGCCAATCTTTATCACCACCTTAGAAAGCTCCTTTCTTAAACTTCATGAGCCTAGATAAAACTGATTTGTATTCAGTAAGCGTATTTCCATTTATAGCTAGAGCTATTCTTACAGCCATTTCCACACCGTCTGGTCCATCGTCATTTTTCCCCATGGGATACTCCTTAAATTGCTGAAGGAGTGTCTTATGCTTAGGATTAAACTTAAGATACTTATTCTTGATAAAAGGCTGTAACGATTCAATTCTGACTTTCTTATTTTGATTGCTGTTAATTTCTTCTATAGGTAGATATTCACCTACCTCCATGCTCTTCTTAGCCATGACATCCTTGAAATAATATTGGAACTGAACGCTCTCAACTCCAAACCTATAAAAAGGTTTCTTTATGTCTCTCTTTAGCCTTTTAGACATCTCTATTGCATCATCTATGATTACATCTGGTTTCCTCTTTTCTATGGAGGCTTCCACGATGTACATATATCCGGTTTTCAAATTCTTGGCCAGAGCAATAATGGAAGAGGTGTCACTCTTTTGATTCTTGCCAAGAGAAGGGTCGTTAGAACCTATGATTATAAAATCAGGGTCTGAGAAATTTACTAAGCTTTCATCGTAATAATCAAACCACTCTTCATTAAAAGTACAAGAGTCTGGGTCGATAGGGTCATTTTGAATCTCAGAATTAAACGATGCTTCACCTTCAGATATCCTCATAATCATGAGGTCATAGTAAGGTAGCTTAGCCTCCCATAAAACCTCAGTGCCTTCAAGCATCTCTAGCTTATTTGCTTCAAAAAACTCTTTCGCATCTTCTTGCCTGTGCTCATTCTCAAGGTTCGTATAAATACTTTCCCATTCGTCCCACAACGCTCTATTATCAGAAAAGGAAATAACTCCTCTATACTTCACGCAATGATAATCAGGATTTTTAAGAATCTTTGACAGTAGAGAATCATAGTGCAAAATAGTACCTATATACACTATGTCAGTGTAAGTGTCTCCGGCTTTAGACACCGCTTTATAAAACCAGCTTTCTAGCTTCTTTCTTTGATCTAGTGTATTAACATTCTCATCATTTTCTATATCATCTAGGACAATTAAATCAGGTCTCCAGTTCCTGTGCCTTCTACCTCTGATTTTCTTTCCTGAACCTATAGCCTCTAGCTTTATATCAGTAGATGTGAGTATTACTCCAGCTTTCCAAACCTTGCCTTTTAGTAGCCCAAAATCTTCTACTATAAGGCTGTTTTCTTCAAGCTCAGTCTTTATGTCAGTAAGAAATCCTTCCGCCTGATCAGAGCTGTCAGATAAAATAATAGGGTAGTGCTTGTACTCATAAACTATGGCATGCAGCGTATCTTTAAAAGTAAAGCTTGTAGATTTAGCATGACCACGCGGGGCAGCTATTCCTCTTCTGCATCCTTTATCTCTTGATATTTCTTTCTTTTGAGTCAGTGGATTCTTGCTTTTCATGACTCCCTTTGCCCATATATCATCTAGCTTCTTATGAAACTCTGGCGATTCTCTTACGAAGTAGTGGGGCAAATAAGCCCTTCCAAAATACGCAAGGTCAAAAGCGCCTAGTCTTTTTCTAAGACCATGAGGTCCAGTAATCTCAGCTCCGGCTTCATACTCCTTAAGAAGCTCCTGCCTTAGCTTTACATTTGAATCATCATGCCTTACATATTCTTCAAACAGCTGCCTTTGATAAAGAGCGTTTTCTATATGAGCTGCATCGTAATCATCTAGCTGTTGAAGATAGCTATTTAACTTAATCATCTTGCATCATCTTTTCCTTTGCTTTTTCTAAAACTGCCTTAAGCTGATTTGCAAGAGCAGGGTCAGACTTAATAGCAGACATTAAATCAATTTCCATTCCTTCAAATGCAAGCTCGACTTTTTTCTTCATATCATGCTTTACTCTGTCCTTGTAGACCTTAGTTCTGCTGATTGCAGTAATAAGTCTTCCAGCTTTATCAAGAGGCATAGAGTCAAACTCCTCTTCAGCTGTAGTGAGCTTTTTCACTAGCCCATCCATGAGTATCATAAGCCCGGCGTCAGTGTAGTCTACATCAGGATTTCTCTTAACTACATTTACAAGAGCTTCCGTTTGCTTTTGAGCTTCCATCAGTCTGGCGACAGCTGCTGTAGTTCTCATAGCGTACCTTCCAACACTGCTCTTACTTATCTCAAAACCCTGCTGATTAATCCAGTCAGATATCTCCTGATAAGTGATAGTAGTATCTATAATCATTTCATCTATGCGAGATTTGATATCTTCAGGCAGCTGGTCAATCTTTGAATTAATTCTAGTTCTAGCTCTTTCTGCTCCCATTAGATATCAACTCCAGGATCTTCTAGTGTTCCTTCCACTAGGTCTACACCTTCCTTAGTAAGTCTAATAACGGCGTCTTTTCTGTAGGCATTGTATGCATTGACCGTCTTGTCGGTAAAGCATATGTAACCAGCCTCTTTTAGATAATCTAAATACTTAGAAATATCAGGACACACAATCATTCCATCTGCTACTAGGGC